GGACCACCGTGCGCGCATAGAGATAGGGGATGATCGCATCGATAAAGTCCGGCGGCACCGTAAAGCCGCCAGCCGCGCCCGTACCCGTATTGAGCGCCTTGGTCTCGCCGATCGCCTGTGTCACGAGATGACGCTCACCATAGGCAGCCTCGGCCAGCGTCATGATGTCGGTCATCTGCTTTTTGGCCAGCGCCATCATGCGGACGATACCGCCGACAACGAGCGATTTATCCTTTTGATAGGGATCGTCGCTCACCATCGCCGGCGCGCGGCCGGGCACCATGGCGACAGGCTGGGCGGCCTTGGACATGATCGCATTTTGCCGATTTTTGAATGCGATCTGATCGTCAAAGCCCTTGATCTCCGCCTCTAGGCGATCGAGCTCGGCGATATTTTCGGGCGTTGGCACGTTGATGCCGCCGAGCGCCTTGACGGCATCAACGGATTTGGCACGGGCGGCCATGATCTCATGGATTTGCATAATATGCTCCATCTAAGGGACGGGCCGTCATCGCGACGGGCCATAAGGTGGGCCGTGAGGCCGATCAGGATTGTGTCAGGGCGGCGATGCGGGCTTGCCAGGCCGCATCCTGCGGCGGCGGAGGTGGCGCCGCTTTATGGCGCGGCTGGAGCCATTTGCGGAGCGGTACAGGCAGGCTCATCATTTCCATGGGCCCGACATCGCCCGTCTCGTCGTCATCCTCGCCACCGAAATCTTCCTCGGCATCCTCACCGCCGGAGCCGAGCAGCTCCGCAACCTCTTCCTGCGTCATCGCGATTAGCGCCTGGCCGAGTTGATTCATGGCAGCTGCAAGCATGGCGGGCACTTGCGAATTATCGCCCTCTGCCAGAGCTTCCGCCGCCGCGCGATCGGTCTGGTAGCCGAGCTCATCAAGCAACCAGGCCAGAGAGGCGACACCGCAAAGGCCTTTGAGTGTCATTGGCGGCGCGGCCTTGCGGACGCTCTTGAGCGAGCGTTGCGTGATCAGGGCACCTGGATTGGCCGGGACGCTCACGAAGCTAAACTCGAGGAGCTCGCTCTCGTCAAAGCGCAGGCCTGCCGCGCGGTTTTTGCCGTTGAGCGGCTCTGCCTCGAGCGGGACGAAGCCGATCGAGGCGGCATTGATAATGCCGGCCTTGATGAGGCCGTAGACCTCATCGGATTTGGCGGACACACCCGGCTCCGGAAACTCTACAAGCGCCTCGAGGCGACCGGATTTGACGCCAATCTCGATGCAGCGGGCGATCGGATGATCCTGATCATGGTTCCAGAGGACGGTTTGCGTTTTGGCAAAATTGGAAACCGATATGCCACCCTGGACAACCACATCACCCGATCTGTCAACCTGATCGGTCGAGCAAATGACGCGGACCTGGCGCTGATCGGCGAGGGCTTTGGTTTCCAAGCCGAAGGTTTTGCGGCGCGGTTCATAAGAGGCTTTCATGATTTCCCCGTTCAGGTTGCCGATGGCGGCGGCGGATCGTCGCCTTTTGGGCGGCCGGCATTGTCCGGCGCGGTGCCGTCGATCGCGCTGCCGTTGGGCGCGAGATTGACGGGCGGCATGAGGACATCGCCGCCCGGAACCGGGCCGTAGCCAATTTCTTCGCGCGCCTCGTTTTGCGTGATGAGGCCTGACAAAAAGCCGAGGCGGGCATTGTTGCGTTGCGTCGTGACATCAGCGCGCAGGAGCTCGCGCTCATCGAAATTGCACTCGAGACCGGCCTCAATGAGGCCAAACTCGATTTCGAGCCGCCGCTCCCAGCGGGTGAGATCGCTCATGACCGTCGTCTGCACATAATCGCCATTGAGCTCGGCGATCGTGGCGCGGGACTGGCTGTCCGCCTCCATGAGTTTGTGCAAGGGGACGTCGAAAAACCGGGCGATTTCTTTGACCTGCGTCAGGCGGGAGCCGTTGAATTCGAGATCGACGGACGTCATTCCCATGGGCGTCCATTTGACCCCGTCCTCGAGCACCGCCGTCTGGCCGCTGTTGCGGACGCCGGCCATGAGATTTTGCCAATTCTCCTTGAGCCGCCTGGCCGTCTCGAGCGTCAGCGGCTTTTCCGATTGCAGGACGCCGCTGGGCCGTGCTCCATTACCCGCCCAGCGGGCCGCCTGCGCCTCTTGGCTCATGGCGAGGCCGATCGCCTCGCGTGCCAGGACGATGCGGCCGACGCCCGTGACCGTATTGAGCGAGGCATCGCGGATATGGAGCATATCCTCGCCTGGCACCGCCACCGGCAGGCCATCGAGCGCAGCCATGAGCCAGAGCCCCGCGCGGCTGATGTTGTAAAAAATCTCGCCGTCCGGAGCCTCCAGAACCGTCACCAGATCCGGATTGACCGGGATGAGCGCCGTGACATTGCCGCGCCAGTCCCGCAGCTTGACCGCAAAGGCGTTGCCGCGCAGGAGCAAGCCGCCGTGCATCTGCTCCACAAACTCAAACCAGCTCTGCCAGGCGTTGGGCCGCTTAAACAACGCCATGAGCGGATGATCGACCTGGGTGACGCGATTGCCGCCGAGATCACGCCTTATGACCGACGGCCGGCATCGTGCGACGTCGATCGAGCGGATGCTCACGCACCGGCGGATCGTCGCGACCTGCAGAGCCGTGATCTGGTTGACCTGCATGCCGCTGCCCGTCATGAGCGTACCGATGCCGGGCAGCATGGGCGCGCTGGGCACCGTGCCCGCGCCGGCCGATTTGGCAACGGGCGCGGGTGAGGCCAGCAGGCGAGAGATGAGGCTCATGGTTTACCGATGCAGCCGGACGGCGAGACCGCAGAGCGCCGCGCCCATGACGATGACAGCTGCCGCTGGATGGTACCAGGCCGCGCCACCAAGGATGAGCGCCGCGCCGGCGACGCCGAGGATATCCCGCGTGTCGATGCGGAGCTGATAGCGGCTCTCGCCGCCGGAGGGATTGTCATTCATAATCCGCACCCCATGATGGCAGGGAGATATTCGCAGGCACGCGCTACAAAATAGACGCCCCACCCCAAGAGGATGAGAGCGAGGAATATGACCGCGCCGCAGACGACCGCCATGAATGTTTTGATCGCGTTGGACATTTTGTCGTTTTCACAGGATGAGAAGACCACGATCCTCGCGGTCATAAACCGATTGCGTGTCGGGCAATTCCGGGAGCTGCCCGAGGAGTGCCACCGCGTTAAACAGGGCCATGAGCGGGTCGATCTTGGCCGATCCGCTGGCCTGTTTGGTAATGATGATGCCATTGCCCTTTGGCTCGACACGAGCATTGCCGACACACCATGACATCATCGCCGAGCCCGCGTGGCGCAGATTGCCGTCCGCGAGCTCGCCTTCCGCCGTCTTGATCGTGCCCTGCAGCTTGTAGCCCTGACTGACGCCGGCGACCCTGTCATCACCCTTGATGCCGCGCTCCGCCATCGCCTCGACGATCTTGGCGACGCCATAGGGATCAAGGCCAACCTGAGCGAGGATGCCGGCGGCATCGACCTCCGCCGCGATATCAGCAACACCAGCAAACATATGCTCCACCTTCGCAACGATCTCTAAATCACCGTCACGCTCAAAATCGCGCAGCTTGGCCGCCTCCGCCTTGCGCCGATCGAGGACGGATACATGCGCATAGGCATGGGTCCAGGCGAGCCATTGCCGCGTCTCACGATCGCGGCCGACGACGGCAACGCCGAGGAGATCGTCCAGACCGCCACCGTCGATGCCAATGGTTGCCAAATCGCTGCGGCGGATGAGCTCGCGGAGCGTGAGGCCAAACTCGACATTTGCCTCCCAATATTCGGCGCCTGGCCAGGCATCCGTCCGGAGCGCGAGGCCGATCTCGACATTGAGATGCTGCGAGGCCCAGCGGCGGAGCTCGGCATCACCCGATTCCCTTGCTGTGTCGTATTCCTCGATCAGACGATCGATGGTGATGGAGCGGTCCCGGTTGGGCGTGACCATCCACCAATTATGAGGATCGGTCCAGGCGACGTTCTCGGGGAATTCATAGAGGATCGGAAGCATGGCGCCGGGGATGAGGCCGTCCCGGATTGCCCGCGCCTTGGTGAGCTCCGACTTGAAGACACCGGACGGCGGGCGCTCGCTTTGCGTCGTGATGAAAAACAGGAAGCCTTCCGGCTGCGAGATGAGGCCGCCGCGCAACTGGCCGATGACGCGGTCCGCGTTGGGATTGCCGGAGACGACGTGCAGCTCATCGAGCAGGATGCCGGAGGGACGGACGCCGGTGAGGACGTCCGCGCTAAAGGACTTGATCTTGAGGGACGCGCTGTTGCGCTGATGGGTGATGGTTTTCTTGTGCTCCTGGACATGTAGGAGCATTGAGAGAAACTTGTCGGCGGCGATCATGCCCTCGACCGCACGAAAGGCTAGCTGGGCGATTTCCTGTGTCGGCGCGACAAGCAGAAACTCGGCATAGGGGCGCTCATTGAGCAGGAGCGCGGTGAGCATGATCGCCGAGGCGTTTGTCGTCTTGGCGTTTTTCTTGGGCACCATCAAAAAGGGCTCCCGCACGCGGCGGCGGCCGCTGGCGGGATCGATCGAACCAAAGAGCGCGGCAATGATCTCGCGCACCCAATCGCCGGCGGCATCGCGCATGAGCGGCGTGCCGATGACGTCCGGGATATGCAGCCGGTCGAAAACCTTGATCGCGCGATCCGCTGCCTTGCGATCGAGCGGCAAGTCAGGGACAAGCGAGCGCCCGGATTTGATCCGCTCACGCCAGTCCGGGCAGGCAAAGGACCATTCCGCCGGCTTCATTGCATCACGCCCGAATTGGCCCAATCATCGAGATCGAGCTGCTCGCCTTGCGCCGGCGCGGGCTGGGCTTCGCGGGAGGCAGGAGTGCCTTCGGGTTTTTCGGCCGCAAACAGCGGGCGACGGCCAAAGCCACGATCGAGGAGCGCATTGGAAGCGGCGACGGCGGCCGATTCGGATTTCGCATGCTGCGAGATATGGGCGAGGCGCTTGATCGCCGCCGGCACGAATGATCTGGCGAGGGCCGCGATCTCACGCTCCGAGACGATGTCGGTTGCCTGCTCGAGCTCGGCGGCCGGTTGATCCGCCGGCTTTTGGCTTGCGACCGATTGCGCTTTCGGCTTGCGGCCAGCGCCTGGACGCTTGCCGCCATGCTTTCCCGTCATAGCTCTCTATTCAACTTGATTTCTTGATTTCAAAGCGCTGTTTTTCTTGAAAAAAATCTCTGAATGGGGGGAAGGCCGGTCGCGGAGGTTGATTGTTTCTTGAAAAGAAACCCCCTACCCCCGGCTCACTCCATCCGGCCATCCGATCGCCGCGCGCCGCTCGCATCCTCTTTGATCCGATTGTCATGCATCCGGCAAAGACTGCGCAGATTACCGAGCTCATCCGATCCACCGTTGCGACGGCTCACGATATGGTCGACCACCTTGGCCCATGCGCGACATCCGCGTGCAGTGCATCGATATCCGTCACGGATGAGCACTTGCTCTCGCAACTTGATCCACTCGCTGGACTGATAATAGGGATCGACCTGCTTGGGACGGATCGCGGCGATCGTCCTGTCACTTGTCTTGAGTGTCGGCTTGATCATCTTGACCATGCCCATAGGCATAAAAAAAGCCCCGACACCATTGAGTGTCAGGGCTTGCTCGGTACGCAGTGATCCCATCGCGGCGATAGCGGTTTTGCGTTAAGCTCCCCGTCGCCCGGGATTGGCGAGCAAGTCGAAACGACGCATCACTCCAATCACCGTTGCCACATACGCTATGCCGCAATGCGGATATCGTCAACTCCAATTGTCAACTCGCGCTCCGCACCCAAGATACTTATCAACAGCTCGACACGCTCATGCGCCCGCAAGCTAGCTATCTTGCCCTGCATCCGCGCAAATGGCCCATGCATGATCTCGACTGTCTGCCCGACTACATAGGCACGCGCCGGCTCATCGCTCTGCGCATCGTCACCGTGCATCACCGCCGCAATTTGCAGGGAGCGCAAACTCTGGACCATGACATCACGCACCATGACCGGGCGCCCACCGTTACTAACCAGCTCGAGCAAGCCATAGGTCTGCATGAGCTCATAGCAGCTCCCGCAATC